ATTTTGTAATACATAGTAATCAAACATCCATGGATATTCAAATGGTTTATAATAATCTCTCGTGCCTAACAAACTCATGAAAGTTCTCCTTTAGTGTTTTTAATTTATCTTCTGCGTTAGCTAACTGTTCAATTAATTTGTCCATAGATTCTATAGTATCATCATGTTCAGCTACGCCAACACCCCGTTCTAGGTAAACTAGAATATTAGTTTTAGCTTTTTCTATATCAGCTTCGTATTGTTTTTCCAAAGCATTATATAAATTTAATTTCATATTATCCCTCACAGGCTATACATTCCACATCATCTAACTTGATTCTTGGAACTTTAATGTTTACATTTTCTACATTTCTAGCTGCGTTAGACCTAAAATAGTAGAGTGATTTTAGTTTATTCATACCATACCAATGCACATCGTTTACATACTGCATATAATCATCATGTATGTCTTGACCTTCTGTAGCTTTTGGTAAAGTAAAGAATAAGTTTACGGACTGTGCTTGACATATAAACTGTTGTCGTTGATATGCATGTTCAACAATCCATATTTGATTTATTTCATTTGCTGTTTTAAATATTTCTTTTTCTTCATCAGTAAGTATATCTAAATGCTGTACTGACCCATCTTTGATTGCTATATCTTTCCATGTTTCTTCTAACTCTTTTGCTTTTAATCCTTTTGTTTTGAGAACTTTTTCAAGATATTTGTTTTTAACTTGATAGCTACCTGACAAAGTTTTATGAGTATAGCAGTTAGCTCTATAAGGCTCGATACTAGGAGAAGTGCCACTACATATAATCCCACTACTAGCGTTAGGAGCAACAGCAAGTAAGTTAGCGTTTCTACAATTTGAACCGTGTATGTCAGGAGCTTCGCCCCTGTTGATAGACAACTCTTTAGTAGCCTGTAAAGCTTTGGATTTAATGTGTGTGAAAGCTTTGTGATTAAACCCAGTTGCAAAAATTCCCTCGAAAGGTATGTTCCTAGATTGTAAATATGCATGAAAACCCATTGCACCCAAGCCGAGACTCCTCTCTCTATATGCCGAATAGGCAGATTTAATATATCCTTCTTTACCTTCTCTAACATAGTTTTGAAAACGTTTAAAATTTGCACTATATCCTCCTAATTGTGATGTATCTATAGCATTTTCAATGTAATGTTCTATCACATTGTCAAGCATTGTTATTAAATCTTTAATAAAATTATCATCTTTTGACCATTTATCAAAGTGTTCTAAATTTACGGATGACAAACAACATACTGCTGTTCTTTCTTCATTAGTAGGTAATGTTATTTCGGAACATAAGTTGCTTTGTTTAATCTCAAGACCTAAATCTTTTTGTTCTTTTGGTAAATGTTTATTACAAGTATCTATATTTACCATGTATGGTTCGCCTGTTTCTGCTCTTGCATGTATAATTTGCCACCATAAATCTCTAGCATTAATTACTTTAACAGCTTCATTAGTTTTAGGGTCAATCAATCTCCAGTCTTCATCGTTTTTTACAGCTTCTAAAAATGCATCTGTTATGTTTACTCCATTGTGTAAGTTAAGACATTTACGATTTATATCTCCACCAGATTCTTTACGCATGTTTATAAATTCTTCTATTTCTGGGTGGCTTATGTCCATGTATGCAGCGTAAGAACCTCTTCTAGTTGTGCCTTGATTAAAGGCTAACATCTGAGAATCTACTACATGCATGAATGGAATTGAACCAGTAGAACGACTGCCATGAGTAGTAGAAATACCGTTGCTCCTAATATCGCCCCAATATCCACCAATGCCTCCACCTGAACTTGCCAACCAAATGTTCTCATCGTAGTGATTAGATAAACCGTGGCGACTGTCAGGAACATAATTAAGGAAACAAGAGATAGGTAACCCACGACTCGTACCCCCGTTACTAAGTATAGGAGTGCTAAACATGAACCAACGAGAGGAACTGTAGTTATAAAGTCTTTGAGCCAGTTCAAAATCTGTCTCCCCTTTGAAAGTTGCCCCGAAGACTGAGGCTCTTGCGAATGCTTCTTGTGCATGTGTTTCTCCTTCCCAAAAATATCTATCTTTGAGTGTATCTAGACTAAATTTATCAAATTGTTTTTCTTTATCATAGTCTATTTCAATTCCTAAGTAAGGCTTAGTTCCTATTTTATCATCAACCATTATTTTATTTCTCCATCCCAATCATTATAATTTATGTGTATTGCTATTATAGCATAATGTATAAGTTTATACAAGTCTGAATCATTATGTCCTCTTTTTTTACCATATCGCATAGCATATTTCATTATGTTTCCCATACAAAAACCCTCCCCATGTCCTGCATCTAGTATCATATCCGTAGCTTGATACTTTTCATTTGCATAGTGTTGACTATATGTAGCATCAATATTTTCTTTTATAAGTTCTATAATTTTATCTTCATTAAATTTATATTTCATTTCCACTCCTCTGGTAAGTTGTCTTCATTATACCATAAAAAATTGTTTTTGTCAGCCCATTCTGCGTGAGTTCTTTTAGTGCCATCTTTTCTTCGTTTAGCCTGTGGCATTGGAGAATATGGACTAGAAAATAAAAACACTAATTCTTGATTAGGTTTTAAAGCTTTTCTAATCCAAACATATTTATTGTATTCTTGATAATCCCAAAATCTACCTTTAGCTTCAAGTAAATATTCTTTATCGCCAATAGTTTTTACAAAGTCTGGCTCATATTCATGCTCTACTATATAAGAAACTTTATCAGAATGATGTTGCCAATCTTTTAAAATTGTAGTGTGTAGTTTATGTTCCCATTTAGAATCATATCCTTTAGGAACATTTTTTTCTTTTGGTCTTATTATCCTAGGCTTTCTATATCCTGCCATGTAATATCCTGTAAATTTTTATTAGACTTTTTAATCCGTTGTGCAAACCACCTAGGTGTGTAAGCAGAAACCATTAATTTATTATTAGCATAAAAATGAGTTTCATCAGGTAAATACTTTTCAATGTTATTGACCGATACTTTTTTTCTTTCTTCATCTACTAACATAGTTTGAAGCCAGTCAACAACAAGTTGTCTTGATTTTTTTCTTATTTGTTTTGCTTTTTTTCCATTCATAATACTGTTGAGTCATAGTTTTTAACAAGCTTCCAATAGTTTAGTAAGCTGTTAAACATTTCTTTATGTTTATAGTGTGTTTCTTTATCCCATACATGAGTTAAAACTAATTCTGTGTCTGCTCTGTCAACAAATATAGATATTCTTTCAGGCTCTTCTATATTACAACCTTGTGCATAAGCTGACAGTTGCATACCATGTTCATCATATACTAAACGAGCAGAGTCTTTTCCTTTTAAGTTGTCTTTAGTTTTAAAATCTATAAATATACCAGACTTAGAATACAAATCTATCTTACCACCATAGCCCTCGTTAGCACAGAAAGAATCTTCTGCTATCCATTGTTCGTTAGGATAGTTTGCATCTAACCAAGACCTAATAACTTTATAAGGTTTTGTTTTAGCTCCACCTAAAAATCCTTTTTCTATTTGTGCGTGTATTTTTGTACCTTGTTTTGCAGCTTTCATTCCTACTTCTCTACCTGCATTTTTACATTTGTTTATATATTCTGGGTCAGCTTGGTCTACATTTAAAGAAGCTTCTAAAGCTTGTGTAATCTTCCAGTTTTCTAGTGAAGGTTTTGCTGCTATACCTATAATAGTAGTAACAGAGGGTACTAAACCTTCTTTTTTAGCATCACGAAGAGTAGTATTTCTTTCTTTACCATTTGCACCTATAATAGTATACATAGGTTCTCCGTTATGGTCATACCAATGACCTGCTTCTGACTTGTAATTACTCATCCTTTAAATCCTCAAATGTTTTGTATACATCAGATGTAAATAATTTTCGCACATTTACTAACCACATTCTACTAGCATTGTGGTCTCCACCACTAACAGACTTTTTAAAGTCTAACTTTTCTATAAGCTTTTTAAGTTTAGGTACATCAAATATAAGTGTACAAAATATATCATCTCCAATACAAAGATTGTGAAACCAATAATCTGCTTCTGTAGTAGCTATGCCTGAAGGTTTACCATATGACTGATATTCAATACATATGTTTCCTGTTTTCATCCACATACCTCTTTCAGATTTTACTTCAATTTTTTTATCAGTAAACATTTCTGCTATTTTATCTTCTCGTATCTGACCATATTTTAAATCAAGGTCAAACTTACTCATCTTTTCTTTAGTGGGTCTCATACCAACTACCTCCTATTTTGTATTCGCCATCCAAAGGACAACGCATTTTATAATATACACCTGCATCTTTTATAGCTTGAACACCTGCTCTACCTACATAATCTGCTTGTGATTCCTTTACTTCTATTTGCCATTCATCGTGAATGTTGGCAACTATTTTAGCATCAATCGTATTTAATTTCAAGTCTAAATCTAATAAAGTTAATGCTTTTTTCATAACTATTGCACCTCCTCCCTGTAATAAAGAGTTTAATGCAGCATGTTTATGCCTAATAATTATCTTTCTACCATCTAAACCTTTTAAGTATTTCTTTTGCGAAGCTCTATCAACTCGTTGTTTAAGAGTTCTAAGTGCTGGTAAACTACCAAGAAAGCGTTCTCGCAGTTGTTTACCTGCATTCTTGCTTCCATTAATGATTCTTCCAATCTTCTCATCTCCAGCTCCGTAAATGAGTGCATAGATGAAAGTTTTTGCCTCATCTCTTGATTTAAGTCCAGCAAACTCTCTGTTAGTTGTATGAATGTCTCCGTTAATAATGTCATTTATATACTCCTCGTTAGCCATATAGTGTGCTAACATTCTTAATTCTAATCCACTTGCATCTATACCTACAAGTTTATAACCCTCTGGTACTGTCCAACAAGACCTGCATTCTTTACCATAAGGGCTGTAAACAGCAGGTACTTGAGCCATGTTAGGGCTTCTGTGTGCCATTCTTCCTGTAATAGCACCAGTAGAAATTACAGAACCATGAACTCTATTATCATTTTTATCTACTGCTTCTATCCAAGAATGAACTTGTGCTAATCTTTTTTGATACAATAAAAAGTCTGCAATAAGTTGAGCTTCCTTTATATGTGTAATCTTTTTAAGTGTTGATTCATCTACAATAGCTTGTCCTGTTGGTGTGAATTTATTCGGTTTCCAACCAAACTCTTGTAGTCTTTGACCTATTTGTTTTCTTGAGCCTAGATTAAACTCTTGAAGAGTCTTTCTCATGAAAGGTTTTTGCTCAAGCCTACCCTCTATTATATCGGTGTATTCTTGTTCTGTCAATCCTTGTTTAGAAAGTTGCCCATCTTTTTTTAATTTAGGTGTAATTAATTTATCATCTATCCATATTGGTTTAAATGTTTTGTGAACTTTTTCTTCAGTTTGTTGAAGTTTAAGACTTAATTCTGATGTCAACATCATAGCTTTTTTATCATCAAATAAAAATCCATTTTGTTTTTGTTCTTCCAACAAATGTGTAACTTTATGTTCTAAATTTATTGATTCTTTTGAAAATCCAATAGATTCTTTTTTTAAATAATTAAATAATTTATTATTTATTACAACATCTTGTTCACAATAATCTAACATTTCTTTAGTAAAGCAAGTCCATTCTGGAGAATCTTTTTTAGGTAAACCTAATTTATATCCCCATTTAGCTATACTGTGTCCACCTTCTCTTGTAGGATTGAAAAGTCTGGAAAGAACTAAAGTATCTACCACTTTGTTTGCATTATATAAATCTATACCATATAATTTTTTAATTACAGGTATGTCAAATCCTAAAATATTATGCCCAATAATTTTATCTGCATTCTGTAAAAATTTTATACCTTCATCTAAAGTGTCTTCGTAATATCTATAAACATCGCCTGTTTCATCTATTGCTACCAGACACCAGATGACTGTAGGATTTAACCCATCTGTTTCTATATCAAATACTACTTCCATTTTCCTCTACCTCAAACTCTGATAAATCGCTTTCAGATAATCTGCCTGTATCTTTATCATAAATTAAAGAACTTGCCATGCCTACATCTCCTGTATATCTTGACTTCAAGACACGAAGCTTTGTTGTTCTTGCTTCAAGCTCATCATCTGACTGTTGATTTCTTTCTAATGCTATCACACAATCACTTAATTGTCCAATACTATTTGAACCACGAAGATGTGATAGAGAAACTTCTACGCCATTCTCATGTCCTTTGTTTCCATCTACCCTACGCAAGTGTGACACAAGTATTAACCCTGCTCCTGTTTCTTCAACCAAGCTACGAAGTCTAGTCATGATAGAGTCTATAGCTCTTCTTTCATCTCCCTCATGCACAGCACTAACAAGCATATGTAAATGGTCTACCACAACCCACTTACAATCGCAACCAACTATAAGATATCGGAGCTTTGCAA